TATCATTCAACTGGGTGGCCGCATGCTGTGCGAACATGTCTGGTGTACTCTGAATCCCCATCTTGGCTAAAGCTTGCGAAGCGATTGGTCCAGGCATCTTGGACACATCAACACTGATTGACTCAGATGGTGGTTTGTCCGGGAGCTTGTTAGCTGCTGCAATCTTCTTAGCCATTGCCACGTGTTCGGTCCAATGCAAATGTACGTTCTGGAAACCCAACCGTTGTTCTGGTGTACCGTTCTTGAATTTCTGACCCTCTATAGAGTTCATCCATTCAAAACATTCGTTGGCCTCTATCGCGTGGTTCTCACTTTCATCTGGTGCTACAGGTACTGAGCTTACTTGCGGCGGCATGCCTTGTGTGGCCTGCTGCAGCTGCTGCATCATACCTTGCGCTTCAGGAGGTATAGGTTGTCCAGTCTGTTGAGCCTGGGCCATACCTGCTTTTGCCTCGTCCATAGCCGACTGCATACTTAGCAGTTTTGGGTTTTGTTGTGGTGTACCTCGCAGAAGTGTTTCAAATTCATTTCTCTGCTTGGTGACCGATGAGGCACCTGCTACTTTGTAATTCTTCATTCGCAGAGCGCTGGCTGTCTCTGCTAAGTTAGATGGACTGAATACCCATTGAGCGAACGGTGATCCTGGGGTCAAGTTTGCTTTGTCTATGAGGCCCATGATCTTCACTGCTTTTTGTTCTTCGGTCTCGGGGAGCGATGGGTTGCTTTCCGGGTAACAAAGTACGTTTCCTCCAAGGAGGTTTGCAGTGTTCACTGAGACGTTTCCACGTCCCGGTATGCTCTGTGTGATTTCTTTTCCATCTCTACATTCTGCCGCGCACTTTACTGCTTGTCCAGCAGATGTGGCGAACATGTCTTGGATGTTGTTCCAAGGGCACCCTACACGTTGCAGCGCTTGGTCACGTTGTATGACTGCGTTGCCTACAGTGTTCTCCCCTGTAGCGTTTCCGAAAAGGGAAGGTAGTGCTCCTGAAATTTCTTCAGACAAAGTAGTTACGAACCATTTGATGAAGTCAGGTAGTGCAGGCTGTGCCTGCGGCGTGGGCTCTACGAAGATGTACTGATCCATCGTAGTTAGTCCAGGCTGTACTTGGAACGGTCCTGTGCTTCCAGGGACGTTTGGCTCTTTACTGATAGCATCCAGATCGAATGCTTCTGAATTCATCCACTTCTTGGGTACTGTTCTTTTGAAGAAGTCATCCAACAGGTCAACCCAGTCGTTGATTCTCTTCTGCACGGAGATTAGCGCCGTGCCCATTGATCTTCGGTTCTGTCCCTTACCTGCGCTCGGGTGACCAATTACTAAGTGGTCATCCATGCTTTCATTTCTAGCGAAAGCGAACTCTGCACCTGCTCGGGCCATTAAGCAACCATTAGGAAATGCTTCTAGTAGCTCTGCTTTTGCTTCGTCGCTTACGGACGTGTCTAAGAACATGGACGGTCTCATCCACGTAAACTTCACCGTGGTATGACGTGACAAGGAATCTCCGGTGACGTACGCACCTAGAACTGCTTGGCGTACGTTCTCTCGGGCGATTCTATCGAGTTGAGTTTCAGATAGACCATCAGTTCCTACTGTGATCTTTTTTGCAATCCAGGGGAACATGCCTTTTACCAAAGCAACGTCATAATCCAGCATTAGCTGCACGAACGTCATTTCAGAAAAGTCATCTACAGAGATTGGAACTTTGTGATCCAGCTTTCCGTGAACAGTAGTTACTTCTCTACCTAGCGGTTTCTTTCCTCCATTGCCTACTCCGCTTTGCGTTAGCAGGTCATCAATGTCGTTTCCGCCTTCTGAGTTTGACTCAGTTACTTCTAGGAAATCTTCCTGTCCTTCTTGTCCTGTTGGTTTGTCGTCTGGAGGATTAAGCTCGTCCTGCGGTACAGTGGGAGTCGTTTGGTCTTCCTCGAATCCGTACTTCTGTCCGTTAAGCTCGTATCTCGTCCACATCAGCGCACGATCTTCGTTCCAAAAAACTCTGGCGCACTTTACCAACAAGTCATGAAGGTTGTTATTTCTTGCCCAAATATCTTTGAATCTATCTGCTTCCTCTGCAGCAATTTTATCCGGTCCCCACTCTGGGTTAGCTGGAGAAAATTCTACTTTGGGCACTTCTCGTGACAGAGCAGCAACTATAATGTCGCCTTTTGGTCCGTACACGTTTGTGTCATAAATACTGTTGTGATTGCGCTCGTTGGACTTCTTACCTTGTCCACCACCGGGTAGCTCCCAGCCGCCGCGCTTACCGCGTAGAAGGTGCTGGTAGCCGCGTTCAAAGTGAAGCGCTTCCCAGGCTTGCTCTACTTCCATACGGCGCGCTGCAACATCACATTTGGTGCAGATATCATCCAGCCCAATCAGGGCTCCACGTGCCACGTCGCTCAACTCTGCGAATGGCTCTGGTGAATATGGAAACGGGGCATAAACTCCAAGAGGACTGTCATTCGGTGACTCAGGCTGATCGTCAGACCCTCCGCGCTTTGTGTCCGCTCCGATCCCGGAGTTCTGGGACACTACGTTTTCGTCTGTCGCCATATTATCTCCCTCTTGAATTAGTGCTTCATCTTTGAAAAGCCCTTTGCCGAAGCACGCATTCTCTTCATCTCTGGGCTGTCTCCAGCGTGTGGTTCTTTATCAGAAGCTGGAATCTTCTCACTTTGTGGAATACCTAACGCTGCGTGCAACTTTCCTTTGTGCACGGTGAAACTTCCTTTGCCACCGAGGTCTACATGCTCGGTCTTTTTCTTACGTGCCATTCCGATTGCCATATTGTATCCTTATGCGGCTCTCATTGAGCCTTTTGCCAACTGCCCACCACCGTCTACTCTCGGCTTCTTACGCCGAGGTGGTGTCTGCGGTGCTTCTCCTTGCAACCACGAAGGAAGAGGTGTGGAGTCAATCGAAGCTGTCTCCGCAGGTTCGTCTGTTGCTTTTTTCTTTGGTGCTCCAAGTCCTATTGACATTTTAAATTCCTTCGGTAGATGTAAACACATTCTCTGCATCTACGACTCTTGCTTCCGTCTTTCTTGGTATTGTACCAAGTGTTCTCTTCAGTATACTCGTGGCCGTGTGGGCAGTGTGTAATCTTAGACGCTCTGGTGCGTATAGTTTCGGCTCTTTTTAAACAGTACTTTTCTATCTTCCATTTCGCCGCTCCACCTTTAGCGCTGTACACAGCCTGCTCTTTTCGTTGCTCAGGAGTAAGTTTTTCCCACCACAACTTCATGGCAGCGCTTAGTTTTTCTTTGGATTCCGTCTGCCATTCTTTTCCTTTGAATCCTAGACTGGGATTTTCCGTGTGCACTTTACTCATTAGTTGTTTAGTAGATGAAGAGTGTTTGCGTCCCAACATTGGTCTGCCGCCTTCTCCACCTTCGGAGGAATTGCAAAGCATGCCTGTGCCCAAATCTTTGCGCCCGTAGTACCAGATTAGTGCCATCTCTGTTGCGTATGCATCTTCCTCAGATTCCGCTGGGTAAATAACAATGCGGTCTTTAGTAGGTGGTTTTCCAAGTACGTGCTTTACATAAGCTCTGTGCTTAGTGCCTTTACCTGCGTAATAGGGTGTGCCATTTTCTCGTAGCCACAAATATGCATAGAACATTGATTTCTCCTAGAAAGGTCGCGCAGGAGAGTGTTCTAGGCACTCTCTCTGCGCTAGCTCAAGATTCGAGGTCTTGAGATTTTAATCTTTTGCTTTCCACCAACGGCAAAGCCCCACGGGGTGAACCTTCACTTCTCCATTAGGAAGTTTTGGTCTTTGACTAAGTTTCTCCATGTTAGGTCCAGAGCAGCTGCTTGTTTCTTTGTTAAAAAATTCACACGAGAAACAATGCTTTGCTCCTCCAACTTTGTAATCAACATAGTCAGTTTTAGGTTCTCTTTTTTCTGAAATATGAGCAAACTTAGGCACGTGGTTTCTTCCTTCCTAAGCCTGGGGCCTTGCGCGCCGGAAGACTCTTAAAATCTGTGGCGTTTGACCATTCTTTCAGGCCCTTCTTGCCGCCGAACTTTTCAGGGTTGGCGTACGCGAAGCGTTGTTGTGCTTCTGATTTGAAAGGCATAGGTGTTCCTTAGAATCCGTCTGACTGACAGGCTCCGCTGGGAATGCCTGTGATGCTGGCTCCAGAGCTTGCTAGGGTAATTGTTAGCTGAGCTGTGTTCCCGCTGCCTGTGATAGCTGTGACGTATCCTTTGACAGATACGCTGTCTCCTACGTTGAATGCATTGCCATAAGAGTACCCAGATGTACCTGTTGCGAACACACCCTCAGTTACACCTAGGTCCCCTGCTTGGCAGGCAAACGTGGAAGTAGAAAGAGGAGGCTGTACGGTAATGGTGGAAGTGTTTAAAGAACCTCCGATTGTCACTACCGTACCTAAGATGGTAACTCTGTCGTTTACGTTTACGACCTTACCGTTGATATTGAATGCAGAACTCATGTCGCTCTCCTATTGCTTAGTGGGTTGTGATTCTTTCGGCACAGCTCTTTGGTGTGCTCGGAAAGTTTTCTTCCTTTACCTTGACCTTTGTGAACACGTTTCATGTGCTCCCTATATACTGGGTCTTTCCACCTATCCGCAGTTTTCTTGGATAGCACTGCTTTAGTTTCAAGAGTGTGCATTTTTCCAAGGTGTAACTTAGTGCCTAGCATTCTTTTTCTTTGCTTTTCTAAGTACGCTACGGAGCGTACAATGCCCGAGGGTCCGTCTCCTCCATCTGTTCTATTTCTCAAAATTCCTATGCCTAAGTCAAGTCTTCCAAATAGAGAAATCCAAAACTTTTCCATAGAGAAGGCTTCTTCTTCACTCCCCCAGTACTGCACGAATATCCTAGCACTTTGCTTAGGCCTTCTTACGCTTCTTTCTCCGTCGTTCTTATAGGCTCTGTTTCCTTTTCCTTTGCCCACATAGTACGGAGTTCCATCTTCTCTCAACCACAAGTATGTGTAGTACATAAATCTCCTAACAAGATCGCTCTGGAGGGTGTGTTAGGCACCCTCCTCGGCTGCTTCAGGGAGCAACCCCTGAGATATTAAGTTTATTAAGATAAATCTGGCATAGCGACAGTTTGTGTTATGAGCGTGCCGTATCCGCGCGCTCTCCTACAATTGCTTGTAGGCTCAGACTATATCATCATCCTGTTTGGATGCAGAGTGCTTCGGAGTCACTGACTCCTACTCCCGTTACGGGATAGTCGTTGCACCTTCCCCTTGCGGGGCTCGGCTCAGGATTGACCCTTGCGGGTGTTTCCCTGAATTCTCTCTGTTATCAACTAAGCATTTCTGCTTAGCGGGGCTAGCTTAAATAACCCGTCTTCCTCGCTCGATGCTCCTGCTTGTCCCTTGCCCTGGTGATATGGGCTGTCGTGGTCTTCGTCCTGACCATCAGCTGGTACTCCGGCAAGCTTACGTCCTTCTTTGTGGGCTTCTGCCGCGTTCTCGTGCGATACGCTGTGCATGTGCCCGTCTTTGTGGTGTGAGGTAACTGTGTGGCGACCAGACTTCTCGTCGTGAGAAATAACGACCTTGTGCGCCTTACCGTGCTCCGCTACCATCGGGTGCTCTTCGTTCAGAGCGTCCTGCTCTGCGCCTTCATGAGACTCATGGTCGTGGTCATCGGGTGCATCTTCAGTATTCCGCTCATGCTCACTTGCTTCAAACTCTGGTGTCTCGGTTGCTTCATGCTCCGGCTTTGGTTCTGGTGATTCGCTATGCATTCCATCTTCAGTGTGATTTTCATCATAGTGCTTCTGCTGAAAGATAGAGCCAAAGCGTTTGCCGGGTGTTTTCTTTGATTCGAATGCCATTGTGTTACTCCTCTTCGGCAATGCCGATTGTTACTTGCTGCAATCTTTTATAAGCTTCTTCAACTGTGCAAACAGGTCTGCCTCGTCCTTAGCTACGAATTCCTTGTTGTCGTTCATTTGAGGAATCCATCCCTGTTTTTGGGAAAGAGATTTCTTTCCCTCGTGACAGCAACAGATTTTGAATCCATTTTCCGCCACGTCAATTCCTATGTGCTTCAATTTTCCCGTCATAGTTATACCTTCGCAGCTGCTGCTTCCGCCGCTAATTCTTTCTCAATCTGTGCATCATGTTCGGCTACTTCTTTTTGCCACGAAGACATTGCTGGTGGTGAATTGAAGTTTGCAAAGCTTGGCTTCTCTGGACGCTTGCGTGTTGGGTCTATGCCTACGCGCTGGTTGATGTTCACTTGATAAAGTGCTACCGCTGCTGCTAGTTGCGCTTTTTCAGAGCGTAGTTCAGCAATTGTGCTTTGGTAATCCTGTCTCAACTGCTGGTTCTCCATCTGCAGACGAAGAATCTCAGTCTGCATTACTTCTGCAAGGCGCGAGCCGAATAGTTTCCTAAGGGCTTCCCTAAGTGACTGCGCCAATTCCACGATGGTCATTTCTGAGTCCTCCGATAATCTGTGCATTTGTCCCCTTTAGAACAGTTGCAAGATAAACATAGTGGTTGGATATTGTTTATCCAACTTGTTCCACCTTTTGAAATTGGTATAACATGGTCCGCTGTCAGTGGTTTCTCTTTAGTGCAGCAAAGACACTTGTCGCCATACTCGGAACAGAGGTCGAGCCATTCTTTGGCAGTGAAACTTCCACCTGCTTCAGTTTTCTTGGTCCGTCTCGCAATACAGTGTGCTCTGTAGCGTTCTTTTTCCCTCTGTCGATATTCTCGCTCCACTACTTTGCGTTCTTCTAGGTTTGCTTTTCTCCACTTTCGTCCTGAGGCTAATGCTCTATCTGGGTGCTTAGCATAGTACCTAGCGCTTCTTTCACGAGCGTGCTGTTTTATCTCTTCTTCAGAAGGTTCAAATCCTTTTGTTGGTCTTGCCATGTTCCTCCGCAATAGGTTCGCGCAGGAGGAGATTGCGGCTCCTCCCACGCTAACTCAGGGAGCAACCCCTGAGGTTTCATTGTTGTGATAATTTTGACTGCCACATTGGCTGTTTTTCTTGCACAAAAGAGGTGTGCTGATTCTGGGCTTCTGCTGCTAATTTTTGCTGCAGGAACCACGCTGCCATTGGGTCCGTCTTTTTCAATTCGTTAACTCTGTCTCTTGTGCTTTCGGCTGTAGGTTTCTTCCTTGCGGCGAGGTGTCCGTACAGGCCGTACCGCAGCGCATCATAACAGTCGTCCCCTTTTGCATCTACCTTAAGTACGTCGTCAAGCAAGTCAGGGTTGCGCATCAAAGAAGGAATCGCTAGAATTATTTCTTTGCACGTATCCAGAATTACCAGTTCACCCTTTTTAATGGTGTTGTACATTAAGGATGCTGAACCTATGCGGTCTTGAGTAGCTCGTGTTACCGGAGGTAATCCTACTGCCTTCAGTTCTCTGGTGTACTCATCGGCAGGTGTTCTGCCTACTCCACCTTTTCCTTCTCCACTGCGGTTAAACTTTTCATGAGAGAAGTATATCGCCTTGAGTTTCACTGGTGTGCCGTCTGGAAGTTTGCATTTGGCAGCTAAGATAGAAGCTAGCTGATCCATGGTCTTTCCACCGGATACCACAACTTCACCGAAGCACACTGTCTTCAATTTATAATCATTGCCGACAGAACTCTTCACCATTGCTTTCGTAAAAAGATACGCAGCGTTGATGTGTTGCATTCCCCAGTCTTGTCCAGCCCAGCAAGGTTGGTAGTGCTGCCAGATTATGGCATCAGGCTCTTCTCTGAGGTTTATAACATGGTACGTTGGGTCGAAGCAGTCGAAGTACTGTCCTTCTACTGTGCCGTCCAATCCGTACAGAACTTTGTCACGCTTAGCCTTAGGCATCGACATCAAACGTGTGATGATGCCAGGGTCACGAGCCAACAGTTCTGGATTGTCCATTACCGTTGATCTCTGACAAGCGAATTTGCTTGGGTCGTAAATCTTTATCCACTCGCCAGCTTCCTGCGTCCACCACGTGCCATCTACCTCGTCCTTACGGGCGTCCTCTGGCGGCATCCACGGCTCTTTTTGAACAAAGAGCGTGCGGTAGTACTCGTAATGTGGTCCTAGTGGGTTGGAGCAACCAACAATGCTCGGCACTGGAAGATTACCTGCTTCATCTCTTTTACACCCTGCGTTTACAATGTTTCTAGAATAAAGCATCATCCATGCGTCTGGAGAGAACTGCCCACACTCGTCTACTAAAATAGCAGGGTAGGCTTGTCCTAAATACTGCTCAATGTCTCTGTCTTTGTTGTTCTGGCAGTGTCCAAACACTACTTTAGAACCATTCTTAAACGTTGCTACGTGCTTTGTCTGGTCGTATTCATAAAGCTCTGGGGGCATGAACGTGCGAAAGTCTGCTATGGCTCCAGCTTCTAATTCTTTGAAAGTTCTTCGTAGAACTAGTAGATTACAACCTTCGAACTGAAGACAATAGTGCATAACAAAGAACATTAACCATCCACAGGTTTTTCCAGAGCGAATACCACCGACACTTAAGTTTTGTTCAGCTGCTGGTTGTACATACGTCTTACCGCTGCGTTGGACCGTTCGGAAAAGCTCCGTTTGTTTAACTTGAAATCTAAAAATCTTGCTGAAGTTTAACGTTCCATCAGCATTGAGGTATTCCGGCCTCGCGTGTTCCTCTGTTATCTTCTTGCGTGGCATCTGAGTACTTTCTGAGATACTGAGCACCTGCTTCTAGTATAGAAGGGTTATCTCGTGCTTTGCCAAGCATGAAGTTACACTCGTTGCAAAGCAAACCTCGTGGTAGTTTTCTTTTATGATCGTGATCGGCAGACAGGTTTCTACCGTCCGTGGATTCATGTCCGCAAACTGCGCACACCCCACCTTGTTCTTCGTACGCTTCGTCCCATAACTCTGGAGTCCAGCATATAGCTTTTAACACACTTCTGCGTTTAACTGCTTTACCTTTGTTTGACTGCCAGTACTTACGCGCAGTTTTTGCTCTTGCTTTAGGGTTTTCTTTTATCCACTGCTTGGATTTTTTAGTGTGATATTTTCTTTGTTTAACTGGGTCTGCGTATGGCATTGTGTCCCTCCAAAGCCGCTAAGCTCTGGGATTCGTTACAACTCCTACAACCTCTGCGAAAGAAGGTGTGTTTTTTTCCTCTGGTTTTTGTTCCATGGGCTTTACGCCCTCTGGTGCTTGTATAACTACGACGCGCACTGCTTGTGTTTGTAGCTTGTCTAATTCCTGTTCTGATGGTGCTGGTTTTCCTAGTGCGCTGAGTCGTAGCACTTCGTAGGCTTTCACTGCTGCCATCATCTCCTTCGCATCAGTTGAGTCATGCTGAGCTATGCGTAGGATATTCTCGAAGGCAATCATGTACTCCGTTTTGCCTTCTTTGTCACTTCGTACAGAGTTTAATTTCTTTCTCTCTGCGCGGGTAAACTCTATGGTAGGGATCAGCGGTTTTGGCTTCTTCACAAACTTGCCGCTCTTGTCTACTTCAACCTCTCGCGTAGTTACTACTCCGTCTTTGGTTGGCTTGTTCCTTACGATAATGAGTTTGTTCTCAGACGGAATTTTAGGTTCCGTCTGAGATATTTCCTTTGAGTCTTCCATCTACCACCTTCTTACAGCTTCTTGAAAGCGTTGACAGTTGCATCGAAGACGTACTCGGCTTTTGCGATGACGTACTTCTTCATCAGGCTCTCGATGTACGCGGTGTATTCCTTCGACTTCGTTGCTGCCAGTTCTGACAAGCGCTTAATTTCCATCTGCGCTTTCAGGTACTCCAGCTCGGCCTCACGCAAGAACAGCTTCTCTTCCGCTGTGATTTCTACCAATGCCTTCTTGATCTCAGGCTTGATTTCTCCCTCAACCTTCTTTACTTCGGTTTCCACTGCAGTCGCTACGCTCTTTACTTCGTCTTCAACTTTCGTTTCTACCGCTTTAACTTCTGTTTCTAATGACATTTGTTTTCTCCTGAGTTTTTATTTGCGTTGCTAGAAAATT